ACGGTACACGGTACCAAAAACCGATGCCTTACCACTTGGCCACGCCCCAGCCTTGGCTAAACACCCCCGCACTGCTGGGGCGTGGCCAAGTGGTAAGGCATCGGTTTTTGGTACCGTGTACCGTAGGTTCGAATCCTACCGCCCCAGCCAGTCTTCTCTAAAGCGTTGAAATCAGGCGACTTTCGCCGCAGCATCGGCCGCTGATGGACAATTGTCCATCGCGGCTGTCCATCAGGAGCCCGCGCCCTTCACGCGAGGGGACTGCGATGGGTGTAGCGTGACAGCCGTTTTTGCAGTGTTTGACAGCGATATTTGCAGCAGAGCGATTTTCGCAGCCACTTCCTGAGGCGTGCGGCTGAAGACCACCTGAACAGCCCTGCCACCACCGCATTCTGCTTCCATCGTGAGCCTGCCGCTGCTGCCAGGCGTGTGCCAAACGTTTAAACCTGACCGCCGTGTGGATAATTTGGGGTCCCTTTGAAGGGGCTTTAACGGTCGGCCTATGCTCGTCCGGGTTGGCGGGGGTATCGCGGTCCTCAAGAAGCGGGGCGACAAGGGCTCCAAACTCGACCGGGCAGCAGTTGAACTATTCCAGGCAGGCGGAAGCTAAAGCCACTGCTCGACCAAGGCGGCAAGGTCTGCCTGGCGGCGCCCTTCAGCCCACCAGATTGCCTTCTGCAAATGCCCCGACCACATGTTGGCCGACGTGTCGAAGCCGCGCAGCAGGCGCGGAGTTGCGTCTGCTGCGACTGTCCCTGTGTCCACCGTGGCAACCTCACCATTGACACAGGCGGAAAGCACGCCGCCAATTCGCGAAACGCCGACACGGTAGATCGTTTCCGGCTTCCACCGCGTAGCAAACGACCACCGCGGGGTGCCGCTGTTGCGGTCAATCAGGAACAGCGTGTTGTCCGCTCCGAAGCGCAGTTCCGTGCCGCTGTTGCCGGAGTTTGACCACAGGAACAGCCCTGCCGACCGCCGGGTCTTCGTCCAACCAGAACGGGCGCGGAAGACGCAAGTGAAGTCGGCCGCGTCGGCGACCATGGTCGTGACCTGTGTCAGATTGTCGTCGGCCTTACCGCTGGACGCGGTGTGCGGCCACAATCCTGGCGCTGGCATGGTGGCACTTCCATAAGCCGCAACCCGCGGAGCTCGCGCCGCGAATGCCAAGCCAGCCGCGCCCAGCTTAGCGGTAGTCAGTGCCGCGACAGACGCCATGTACGGCTGCACGTCTCCCGCCACAGCTATGGCGACGCAGGCGAACACGGTCCAGCCATCTCGGCGCCGCATGGCCTGCCCAACAGCCCCGGCTCCGGTCACGACCTCGCCCGTGAGCAGATTGACGTTGACGTAGGCGTCAGCGGCAGCGTTGCGCGCGCCTAGCTGCACTATCCCACTGCCCCGCACGTCTACGGCGATATAGGCGTATGACCCCGCCGAGACACTGCTTGTGGCCAAGGTCAGGCTTGCCTCGCCGCTCCCAGAGGGGGTGACCGCATACCACTGCTGATAGGGCTGCGCGGCCGCGCCAACCGCCGCGACACTCGCGCCCGTCATCGCTCCCGCGGTCAGGTTGATCCGATGCTCCGTATTGAGACGCTGGGTCCAGTCACCATCGACCAACAGGCCCAGGCATTCGCCGTCTGCCGTATACTCGATGCGTTCCCACAACTTGTTTGTCATAAAGGCGATGTCGTTCTTGCCGTAGTAATAGCCAGGTGCAACTGACGAGATCGGTCCGAAGACCAGCGAGGCGTTGGTCGCAACACTCTCTGCCGCTTGCGTCATGTGCAGGCCGGTCAGAAAGTCGACGTAACCGACAGCGTCGTTCGGGATCGGTGCTCGAGCCAGAAGATCGCCCATAATCCCGCCCGTTGCGGTCGTTCTAAGGTCAACAGCCATATCAGATCCCCGGATTGCGGCCGAAGGTCACGCGTATCTGCGCGCCGATCAGATTGATGGGGGCGCATCCGACGCCTTGCACCCCGTCGATATCGAAGTCAGTGAGCGCACCCGCCCCCGAAATGCTGCCTGTCTGCGTTGGCGTCGTCTGTAGGTCGCGGATCGTCGCCCCGCTGATGCGCCCACCCCGGATCGCTGCGTCCAACCGCACACCCGAGCCAGTGTTGCGGAGCAGGCGCTCATCAAGAATATCGAGGTTAGTGATCGTGCCGCTCTCGACATGAATGCAATGACCGCCGTTTCCGATCACGTCGTCGCCACGGAACGAGAAGTCATCGACCGTGCCGCCCGCGCCGCCCCTGATCCAATGGCCCGGTCCCCTATTGCCCTCGATCCGATTGCCGTCCGAGGAATAGCCACGAGGGCCGAAGTTCTTGGTGCCATCGAACTCGAACCCGGCACCGCCGTTACGGGACACATCACAACCTCGGAGCATGAACCGCGGCCCTGGCCGAGGCGCACTGCTGAAAGTGCCGTGGTGCTGCACGACGCCAGATGACAAGTTGTCGGTCAGCTGGGACGCCGTCAGGATTGTGCCATCGCAGCCCGCCTCGCCGAAGCCGTGGTTGTTTCCCTTTGAGATCAGCCCATGCACGATGACGTGCTGAGCGTTGAAATAGTCAGCGCCGGCGTTCTGTCTTTCCACGAACGTGCCATAGTTGCGGCAGTCGATGGTCATGCAGTCCGCAATGATGAGAGGCTCGGAGAGCAGCCATCCGGTGCCTATCCCGATGCCTGATGCACCGGGATTGCCAATTGCCGCCAGTCGCCCCCCGCGCTCCACAAGAACACGCTGAATGATCGAGCGATCAGCGAAGTCGATACCGAGAGCCGTAGCCCCCGTGTCGTATAGATGCAGGTCCGAGAAAAGACAGTTGCGGAAGCCTTGGATGAACAAGGCTTTGGACCCGACCGAGTATTCCCCACCGTTAAGAACCTGGTTGGACCCATCCACCCCGAAGTGCGAGAATATGCAGTTCTCGAGATAGTCGCCACGGCTTGGCTTGCGCTCGAATGCTGCACGGATGCCGGTGGGCAGGAATATCGCCTGGTCCCGGCCCGCGCCGATGTGGCTCACATTCGACTTCGGCAGGATGCGCTCGGTAAGGCGGTAGTAGCCGCGAGGATAGAAGATTGTTGCCGGACCGCTCGAGGTGGCGGTCAGCTTATTGATCGCGGCGTTGATGATCCCTTGGCATGGCTCGTTGCCGTTCGGATCGCAGCCGAGATCGGACACCGCGTTGATGACTGTCTGGTAGGGCAGCACCTGCGCGGCTTCCGCGACCCGCGCGTAGAGGCGCTGGACATGTTCCTGCACTGACAGCCCCCGCAAACCCGGCAGATGTAGCCCGCCGCCGAGATCCATCAGCTCATGCACCCGCGACTGCGCGTCGGTCGAACGGCGCAGGGCGGGTGCGGCGACCTCCGAAACCGCCGACATTGTCGGGGCGACAGTCTCTTCCAGAGGCGCGCGGGATATGCGCACCCAGACCTTACCGTCTGTCGTGCGCTTGCGGGTGTCGCTCTCTGGCTCTGTCTGATTGTCCGACACGCGCCAGACCGACAGCCAGCCGCCGCCCTCGGTGATGATGCGGGCAGTGCCTCCGGGCACCGCATAGCCGGCGGGGTCAATGGCGGCGATCTGGACCGTGCGATCCGTCCAGCGCGCCTCCTGGCCGGACAGGCGCGTGCCCAGATCGAGGATCTCCCGATACGACACGCCCCCCGATACCCTTGCGGTCATGCCCCGCCGGCGCAGCTTGTAGATGTAGCCAACCCGGAACCCGCCCGCAGGCCAGTCCCCGCCGCCCGTATCGCGGATGCCCAGGGTCATCCCGGCAACAGTGATGGTAGGGTTGGCTGCCGCGTTCGTGGCAATCGGGACATAATCCAGTTCTGCCAGCGACGACAGCGTGGTGATGCCGGCCGCAATTAGTGTGCTCGACAGGTCGGCCGTGATGGCGTCCCCAGTGCCCGCCACGTTGACCAGGGGCAGGATCAGCCCGTCACGAGCCGCCGCGCGGATCGCATTGTCTGCCGCCTCGCGCGCAGCCCTCTCGGCGGTCAGGTCGCGCGCGTCGAAGCGACGCAACCACCACTGCCCCGTGGCATCTTGGGCGTATTCCTCGCCAGTCCCGCCCTCGGTCACCGGCGCCCACAGCTGCACTGACCCACCCGCGGGGGTCAGCAGCCAATCAGTCCCCTCTGGCGGTGTCAGGGTGAGAAGGTTGCCCGACCAGTGGCCAAAGACCCGCCCCGATCGCACCTCGGTTATCAGCGCGTTCAACGCGGTCAGATCCGCCTTGCCAGCAAGCTGCGCCACGGTGAGCGGACTGACAGCCAGATCGCCCGTCCGCGTCCAGCTGCCCGTGCCGGCGGCGCCGCTCTTGCGGTAGGTGCCGTTCTGGCCGGCGGTGTCGCCATAGACCTGCCCGATTGCGCCATCCGGCCAGGCCTTGTCCGCGAACAGCTCGGCCGAGGTCGTGTAGGCCGGGCCCTGTAGATAGGACAGCAAGGCTGCCAGCCGCGACAGCGCGATGCGGACAGTGTTACCACCGCTGTTCCCTACGACGTCATCGACGCCGTTGGAAAGGGGAAGATTTGGCGTGGCGGTGCCGCTCATATTGACCTCAGATCACGGTAGCGTTGAACGGCCCGGCGACGGGACCGGGGATGCCGTCCCGGTTGATCGGTTCGAGCCAGACGAAATGCGCCCCCTGGGCAAGGCAGGTCGCCGTCTCCTGATAGGCCACCACATCATCCAGTTGGCCGGTGAAGTCGTTCGTCGCAGCCCAGCCCACGGCAGCATTGCCGGTGACCACCTGGATGCGCGCGCGGTGCTGGCCGTTGGCGCCGGCGCCGGCTCCGCTTCTGGGCGTTCCTTCCAGCAGCTGCGGCGTGACGCTGCCCCCGGTGACCTCGGACAAGCGGAAACCGATCCGCATCCACTTGCCCGCGGTCATGGCGACGTTCTGGCGCACCGTCCCGCCCGACCCCGGCGCATGGGCCGCCACGCCCCCGCTGACGTCCCATCCGCCGCTCACGGTCCATGCGGAGGGATCGGACATCCCGGGCGAGGCCAGCAGGTTGCCGCGGGTCGCGTCCCCCAGACTGACCGACCAGGTCCGCGAGGGCGAAACGGCCAGTTTGAGGGCCTTGTCGGCGGCACGGTCGAGTGAAGCCGTCTGCGATCGATACACCTGAACGGAAGCGATCTCGGGATCGTCGCCGGTCGCGAAGTCTATCCGAAGCCCGCCCAGCAAGGGCGTCAGCGCAACGTCGGTCGCCTCGATCGCGCCGGGCAGGGGCGCGTCGCCGCTGCCCACGGTCAGGGCGAGGATCGGGGTCCACGCGCCGATGACCCCGTCCAGGGACAATGCCGCTGCCTGCAGTTCGATTGCGGTTCCGGTGGTATAGGTGGTCAACCTGAAGCCACCATCCGCCGCCGGCGCATAGGTGGTGTTCCACGCGCCGGCCCCCGAAATGCGGTGACGAAGGGCATAACGGGCCGTGACAACCGCACCGCCGCCGGGAACGAGGGCGATCTCGACCGCCTGGCGCTCACCAGTCCCGGATGCACCGCTGGAAACGCCTGCAAAGCGGGGCTCTGCCGGCTGCAGGGCCGAGAGCGGCAGTTCAGCTCCGACGCGCGGCGACCAGGCCGGGATCGGGGTCGCAGACAGCGTCTCGTCGATCTCGGGCGCCGCGGCGACTGCCCGCACAAGGCAGGTCATGTCTTCACCGGCCTCGACCCCCGTGACGATGACCGGCCAGCTCTCCCTGCCGGCCCGGCCGAACAGGATGAGATCGCCCGGCGACGGCAGAGACCCGGTGCCCTCGATGGTGATCAGCCGCGTGAGGCCTTGGGCACCTGACGCCGGCCGGATCATCGAAGCCCCGACGGTATCGGCAGCATTCAGGCCGCGAAACCGAATGGCGTGATCGACGCCCGGGGCGATCATCACCTCTTCGTCCAGTTCCAGCTCCCGGCCCCGGACGGCCAGCACCCGTGCGGCGCGCTGCACACCGTCGAGCACGTCGTGGGACAGTGCGATCTGGTCGCCGCGGGTCGCCACCCGGACCGGACCGTCCTGCATGGCCTCGAACTGATCGGGGCGATGGATCGCCTCCAGCATCCGGCGCCGGGCCTCGCGCCAGACTTCGCTGGCCCGCGTCTTGCCCGGCAGATCGAGCTCTTCGGTAAGGGTTACCTCCCCGGTGTGGCCCGGCCACAGGACCAGGCGCTCGCGCGGCGCGTAATCGGCATCGGCGTCGTTGAACCGCACCCTGAAGGCGTGCGGCGGCCGGGTGTAGTTGCGCACGGCCCTGAATGCCCAGCTATTGCGCGGGGTCAGGTGGTCAACGACCAGCGACTGGGGGCGGTCGATCGTCACGCCCCACCGCACCCCGTCATGCCTGGGGGTGGCCCTCCCCGCCGCCGCGATCTCGACCAGGACATCACGGAGCGTCAAAGCCGGATCGTCGAGAACCCGGTCATAGCGCAGATCGTTGACGCGGCAGAATTCGTGCCAGTCCTCCAGCAGCGCCAGGTCGATGCCCGCATTGCCGACCCGCCGCGGATTGGCGGGGCTCTGCAGCACATGCCGGAAGAGACTGGCCGGGTTCGAGGTGACCCGGTCGATCCAGGTCCCCGATATGCGGTCGTAATCCAGACAGGCACGCTGCGCGACGGCCGAGAAATCGTCCAGCTGCCCCGACAGCTGATGGGTCGCCTTGATGCGCAGCGCGACCAGAGCCTGCCCCGGCATGTTGAAAGGGTATTCGGGGCGGATCGACTGCAGCGCCACCCACACGGTGCGGCGGGTGCGGCCCAGATTAGCGGGCTCCTCGGTCAGCATGGTGAGCCGGATCTGATAGCGGCCGCGGGACGGAAGGGTCCAGCTGTGCTGGCGGTAGAAGGCCTCGGCCTTTCGGGCCCGCACCGTCAGTGTTTCGACCAGAGACCAGTTCGCAGCATCGACGCGCCGTTGCTCGATCCTGATCCTGACCTCTTCGGTCCGCTTGTCGCCATCGTCATCGACATAGATCAGGCCGGCGGGCCAGGTCAGGATGATGCTGACCCGCTCGGCATCGTCGGCCGTGGTCCGCACCACGGGGGTCTCGATCGAGACGTCGTCGTCGATGATGTTGCCGGCATCGTCGCGCGGCATCGGGCGGGTCAGTTCGGCGCTGATGCTCTCCTCGATCACCTGGCGCGGATAAAGGCTGATCGGCGCGTTGCCTGCCACCCCGTCCCGGACCTCGATCTCGACCTCGTCGTATTCGCTGATCGAGGTTTCCCCGAGGCGGAAATCGGACAGCTGGACGCGGCCGTAGCCGAAGGTGAACGCGGCCCGGACGTAATGCCAGTCCCCGACGATCTCGGACCAGCTGGTCGCCGCGAAGGGCGGTGCGTAGCGGTGCGTGCCCAGCACGAAAGGAACCGCGCCGCCCGGATCATACCGGTTGCGCCAGCCCGTGATGGTGAACCGATCGCGCCGCTTGTCCTCATCCGGTTGGGGTGGAGGCACCAGGGCATTCGCCAGCAGCGATCCGACGATATTAAGACCCGCCGTGACCAGGGCCACGCCAACCTGCTGGCTGACCCCGATCGCGCCGGCCAGTTGTACCCCCCAGATATTGCCCATCGCGATCGAGGCGACCGTGACCGCGATCATCAGCACCGACCGCAAAGCATTCTTGCCGGGGACGACGCGGATCAGCACCTGGACGCCGGGCCGCGGCCGGGCGCGCGCCCACAGCTCCGGCAGGATGATCTGCGAGCCCTGACTGGTCACCAGGGCCACGCGCACGCGCTGGCGTTCCTCGGCCGGCAGATCGGGCAGCGAAAGCGCCACCATCTCGGCGATGGTCAGGCCGGCGGGCAGTTCGATATCGACCCGCCCGGCCCCGGGATCGAACAGCGGCGCCGCGATCAGCCTGACCGGCGGGCTCATGCCGAGGCCCCCGCGTGGCGCCAGTAACCGACCAGGCGGCTGGACCAGGGCCCGGCGATCCGCTCGACCTTTGCGGCGTCCTCGTCGGCCATGTGCAACATGATGCCGGGCAGGACGACGAGCCCGAGATGCGTGGCCAGCCGGCCCCGCCGGAAAACCGCCAGATCGAAGGACCGCCCCCCCGCGCAAGGGCTCCATTCCGGCCCGGCAGCCGCCCCGTCGATCAGCGCGGCAATCTCGGCATGCTCGTCAGCCGAGGCATAGCTGCCATATTCCGGCAGATCGATGCCCAGCTCACCCCGGTAGACGAGCCGCGCCAGCCCATAGCAATCGCAGCCGGAACGGTCGCGGCCGTGATCTTTGAAGGGGATGCCGACATAGGCGGCCGACCAGTTCATGGGTGCAGACCGGGAAAGCGCTCGCGCGACAGGCGCGCCAGCGGGAACGGCTCCAGCTCGATCTCCTCGCGGCTGAACTGCAGCGTTATCTCACCTGCCGTGATTTCCGCCGTCACCAGGGTCAGACCGGTCCATTCGGCCTCGACCAGGTCGGGAGACGATGCCAGCACCACCGCCATGCTGAGCGAAGCCGCGTCGGTGAAGGATCGCAGCAGTCCGGTCATGGCGCTGTCAAGGTTTTCGAGGATGATCGTCGATGCCGCCGGCGCGTCTTCCAGGTCCGACGGCAAGAGCGCCGAGGCGATCACCCACAGGTAGGGCTGGACCGCAGGGTCGGCCCCGCGCCATCTCGACCGGGTTCCATAGACCAGCGGCTCATCGCTGACCCGGTGCGTGTTGTCCGTGGACAATCGTATCGGCTCGGACAGCTGCGGATGCGTGATCTCCAGCAGCACCGCGTGAATTTCCGACGACGCGGGTGCGTCTTGGGCAAGGCGGGCGTTGATAGACAGGCGGCGCATGGCCGCGCTATGTCACACGTGCGCCGCCAGAGCGCCGGTGAAGGACTTCCTCTCTAGGGCATGACCACGACGCCGAAGGCGATGCGGAACTCGTGGTCCCCATGCATCGTCTCCACCGGCGGTTCGTCGCCAAAGCTCACCAGCCGGCGCGATCCCATCACCAGCGGCGTCCCGTCGCCGGCCAGCAAGGGCGATCCGGTCGCTGCGATCACCGGCCAGCCTTGCGTGGCGGGGTCGGGCATCCAGAACAGCCAGGCCCCGAGCTGGGTGGCGTCCTCATAGAACCGGTCGAAGACCGCCTTGCCGTTGCGATCGGTCACCAGCGACAGGCTGACCATCGTCGCCGCCGAGGTGAAGCGTCGCCGGAAAGCGGGCGGGCCGGCATCAGCCTGGCGCCGGCGGCGGGCATCCTGCCGCTGCACCTGATAGCCGGACCGCTCGAACTGGTCGAGCCCGGCGGGCCAGACGGGATAGCTCATCGACGCGTCCCCTTCTTGGTGACCCCGAACTGCGCGCGCAGTGTCTGGCTGGCGCGGCCGCCGGGCGCGGTCAGCGCGCCGGCCACCGCGTCTGACAGAACCAGCTGGTATTGCCGCCCGCCCCGCTCGTCACGGGTCTCGCGGACCCGGCCGTCAACCTGCGTGGAGGACTGGTTGATCACCTGCACGACGGGACGGGTATCCAGCACCGGCTGGTCGCCCCGGCCGCCCGCCAGCCCGGCCAGCGAACTGACCAGTGCACCGGCGTTTTCCAGCATCCGTGGCGTCATGACCCGTTCGCCATCGCGCAACATCGCCAGCCGCTCATCCGCCCGCTGTCGATTGCCGGCACTGTATGTCCGCATGACCCCGGTCCCGCCGGTGTGGGCGGTGGGCAGGGTCACGCCGGCGCCGCCGCCCAGAAAGCCTCCAAGCGCGCCTGCAGCCGACTGCAACAGCCCGTTCAAGCCCGGTTGAATGGCCTGTTGCCAAGCCAGCCGGGCCAGCTGCTCCAACGTGAAATCCAGCAGGTCCTCGAGCTCGGCCTTTCCGGTTTTCACGAAGTTCACGAAAGCTTCCTCGCCGCCCTTGGCCCAGCCTGTGACAAGGTCCTCGGACACGTCCGACCAGCTGACGGCGCTCTCCTCCAGCTCTGCGAACCCGCGCTCGATACCGGCGGACCAGGCGTCCTGCCGAGCCAGGTCATCCTCGCGCGCCTTTGCGATCCGCTGCTGGTAGATCGCCTCGATGTCGGCCGCGAAGGCGTCGTAACCGGCCTTGGTCTTGTCCAGCCCGGCAAGAGCCTCGGCCTTCCACCGGTCCGCGGCCGCGACGGCGCGCTGGTAGCTGGGCGCAAGCTTGTCGAGCTCGGCCGTGACGCTGTCGCGCATCCGGCTGTCCTGGTCGGCCCGGGCTTTGACCTCGCGGGCCCGGCGGTCCTCGTCGGCCTTGCGCTGGCGCTCGAGCTCGTCTGACTTGCGCTTGGCCTCCCGTGCGGCTTCCTCCCCCGCTGCCAGTGTGGCCTCGTTGGCTTCCCGCACCCCGATCGCGTCGCCGAAGGCCGCGGCCTCGCCCATGCGGCGGTTGTAGTTCATCGGCCGGCCGGTCTTGCCGGCATCACGCTCGGACCTAGTGTAATCCATCGCCAGTCCGGCGATCGCCTGGGCGATGATCTGGGCATCGCCGGTCTGCAGCGCCGGGCGGATGCGATCCGGCAGCGATCCGTAATTGTGCTGGATGCTCGCCAGCGCCGCCACCTGCGCCGGGTTGAACCCTGCCCAGGCCGCGCCCGCGACGCGCTGCTGCTCCTCGAAATAACCCCGGATGCGCCGGTCCAGATCCCGATCGGCGTCGGCCTTGTTGACGGTCTCACCCTTCTGAAGGGTCCGCTGGCTGCCGTCGGCCAACGTGACGGTGCTTGATCCCCAGCCGCCCCGGTTGGCGTTCTCGTCCCATTTCGCGACGGGCGCCCATCCTTCATATTTCTGGATCATCGCGCGGGTCGCGCTGAGACCGTCGGCGTAGCCGGAAAGGTCCATTCCGCCGAACCCGCCGCCAAGTCCCGTTGTGGCCTGCGCCATGTCGCGCGCGGCTCTGGCAATCCGATGAAAGGCGTTTTCCAGCCTGCTCAGTTCGGCATCGTTCAGATCGTCTACGTTTTTTCGAGCGGCCAGAAGGTCGGCTTTCGCCAGATCCAGAGCGCCGCGGAACTTCCCGTCCTTGTCGAAGGCGATGGTAGATGCCACATGCTCGATTTCTGCCAGGCTCGTCCCGAGGGCGTCGATCCGAACGCGCGCGTCCGTCGTCGCCGCGATCTGCCGCTCCGTTTCCGCGATGACCGCCCGCGCCGAGGTAGCTGCAGCTGCATCGCGCGCAGACAGCGCGTCTGCCAGCCGCTGCTCGGCATCGGCGCGGACATCGGTCAGGCGCTTCAGCTCAGTCTGCCGGGCCGTCGCCTCGGACAGGAGGTCGTTAAACGCCTTCGCCGCGTCGGCACTGCCGTTATAGCCCGCCTCGAGCTCGGCCGTCCGGATCGCCACATCCCCAAGCGCCGTCAGCGTCTCCGCCAGCGCCGCATTCATGTCAGTGATCGGACCGCCATCGGCCATGTCACGGATGAGCTGCTGGACCTTGCCCGCGACCTCCTCCACCTGCCCGGTCTTGGCCAGCAGGTCGATCTCCTGTCGACGGGTCTGGAAGTCGTCGTAGGACAGCCCCTTGCCGCCGGTCAGCTGGGCGTAATTTCCACGTTCCATGATGGCGGCGTATTCCTGCCGCCCGCTGCCCCACAGCGGCTGGTTCAGGCGCTGCCAGGTGCTCAGCTGCAGGTTCTGGCCAAAGGTCTTGTCAAGCGACTGCTGCAGCGCGCGCAGCTCGGCCGCACGGTCGAGTTCCAGCATCGCCGCCGACAGGTCACGGACCGACCCGGCCATGCTCCCGAAGGTGTCGCCGAGCCGGGGATCGTTGACCCGCTCGATCCCGTCTGCCACCCGGCCAAGGGCGGTATCGAGGGCCTTCAGCGATGTCTCCGCCTGCTTCGCCGCATCCCCCGCCCCCAGGAAGGCCGAGGTGAGCGGGACGCCGATCGCGACCGCAGCACCGGCCAGGGCGCCGAACGCGCCGAGACCGCCCAGCATTTGCGGCAGCTGCTGGCCGAAGGCGACCGACGCGGCCGTGCCCGCGCCGATCTGGGTGGCGAGGTCCGCGACCTGAAACGACATGTTCTGGATCTGACCGCGCGCGCCGCCGACCGCTCTGATCATGCCGGTCTGCCCGGCCTCGAACCGGATCACAGGGACAGCCGTGCCCTCGGGGAAATTCAGCCGCGTGACCGGCGTCGCCACGTCGCGCATCAGCGTTGCCGCCAGATCGTCCGCATCGGCGTCACGGATGTCGCCGCGCACCTCCTCGTGGATCTTGCCGACGGCATGCCCGCCCGCGATCGCGTCGGTCGTGGCCACCTGCCCCAGCACCCCCTTCGAGATCTGCTCGTCCCAATAGCGTGCCGTCCGCTCGTAGAGCTCCTGCGTCCCGCTCACCGCGGTCGTGATGATGTCGACCAGCATGTTGTTGGGGATGATTGCCGCCATGTCGGTGCCCATCGACCGGACCGCGCGCAAGAGGGTGGCCTTGTCCTGGGCGCTGGCCAGCGCCGGGTCGTACTTCCCGATCCGCAGCGGGTGGCCATACGCCTCGGTGAAGATCGCCCAGTCCCGGATGGTGAAGTGCTTGAACATGAAGCCCCAGGCGGCCAGCCGGGCCAGCCCTCCGCGGATCGGCAGGCCCGATTTCGCTTCCGCGAAATGCACGACGTACTTCCACGGCCGCAGCTCTTCGCCGCCGGCCGCGCCGCGCAGGCGGATATGCCGGCCATTGACCGGGTCGAACTCGAACCAGCGGGGATCGACGCGCTCGATGCCCTCCACCGTCCAGCGCCGGCCCTCGGTGTTCCACAGGATTTCGCTGACCGAAAAGCCTTTGCCCACCGCATCGAGAATGCCGATGAGGCTGGTGCGGACAGCAGGACCGCTCAGCGCATCGCGCACCATGTCCGCAGCCTCCTGGGCGGCCGTATCGTCCTCGGCGCCGGGCTCGACCTTCAGCCCGAGGCTGCGGACCGCGCGCTTGCGCACCCCCAGGACGGCCGCATAGTGCAGGTCCTTCTCTTCCATCTGCTCGGCCAGTTCCAGATAGGCCGTCGCATCGCCCGTCTCGGCCGAGTGCAGGATCGCGGCCAGGCGCAGCGGCTCGAGGCCCTCGGCCGGATGGCCGCTGGCAATCTGCCGCACCGATCCCAGCGTCGGCGCAGCCTGTTCGGTCGTCAGTTCGTCCTTCGTCGGCGCCCGCAGCGGCCGTCCGTAGCGATCGATCAGCATCACCAGATCCCCCGTCGCCGGTTCTCCGGCTCGTCGTCATCATCGATGACCCCGGCAAAGCGCGATCGCGCCGAAGGCAGGGCCGTGTATTCATAGCTGGCGGGCGCCTCCCGCGCGGCCGACGCGGCCAGTGCGCCGGCCCAGAAGCGGTCGGCGTGGCCGTCGCTGTCACCGTCCGCGACCAGCCGCCGGGTGCCGGTGACACCGACCACGCTCTTCACCGAATGCAGGTCGGCGCGCAGCAGGGCGTTCCGGCGCGATCAGCAGCGCGATCCGGCGACGTATGGTCTCAAACATCACGCCACTCCCTTCCGCAGGTCTTCGGCATGGGTCTTGAAGCGGGCCAGATAGCCGGCGCGGACCACCTCGGGGCCAGCGGCGGCGATCAGCTTCGCCAGCAGCGCACGGCCCTTGGGGCCTTTGGCGACCCCAAAGGTGGCGTTGCGGGCGATGCTGGGCGCAACACCGTTTTCGGCGCACCAGACCTCGAAACTGCCGCCCGTCGCGCGGAAAGCGCCAACGATCGCTTCGTGCAGCATCACGCCCGGCTGGAAGGGGAAGGGTTTTTCTGCCATCGTGCCTCGCAAGGCGTCTCTGCGCCGTTACAAGGCAAGATTAGGTGAACAATGCTGCGCTCGTCAATGGACGAAGTGAACAATTCGTCACTCGGCGGCAGATTGTTGGCTGAGCGGATGCGGCTTGGCCTCACCCAAGCCCAGCTCGCTCAGGTGGCCGGCGTCTCGAAGCGCTCACAAATCCTCTATGAACAAGAGCGTTTCCCCCCAGCCGATTACTTAGCAGCGATCGCTGGGGCGGGCGCCGATATCACCTATATCGTCACAGGCAAAAGCCCGTCCGACCGCCTCGCCCAGCTCACGGCCGACGCCCTGCATGTCGCCGACGACTTCGCCAGCATCCCGATCCACGACGCCTTCCTGGCGGCGGGCTACGCGGCTCAGAACGACACCGAGGCGGTGATCGGCCACCTTGCCTTCCGCCGCGACTGGCTGGACCGCATGGGGATCGCGGCCGACAAAGCCCGCATCGCCCGCGTCCGCGGGGAAAGCATGGCCCCCACGCTGCACGACGACGACATGGTGCTGATCGACACCGGCGCGCGCGACGTCCAGGTGCGCCGCCGCGGCCCCGAGGATCGCCGCCTGCCCCCGATCTATGCCGTGAACACCGCCGACGGCCCCCGCATCAAGCGCGTCGAGCGCCCCGAGCCCGGCCAGATGCAGCTGCTGTCCGACAACAACGAATACCCGGTCGAGGTCCTGACCGGCGACCGCCTGAAACGCGCCGAGATCATCGGCAAGGTGGTCTGGTGGGGCCACACGGTGAGGGAGTGAGCGATGGAAGAAGATCTTGAGCGCGAAGAGCACAATCACCTGTCGGACGCCGCTCAGGTTGCCTTCGATGAAGCCTTGACCAGCTTTCCCCCAAAGGTCGCGGCGGTACTACGCAAGTTCAAACACGAATTCATCATCGAATGGCTCGTAGATGAAGTCTGCCGGAGGCTAAAAGGCTGCCGCCCACTGGAGCGCCAATGGGCAATGCACAAGTTGCAGAAAGGTGAAACCCTCGCGGCCGTCGTTCGGATCATGGTTCAAGGTCGCCTTGAGGGTCGCTACGTTGAACCTGAGGATGGTTTCGGTATGTAGCCTCTCGCCGAGGCGTGCCCGAACCCTGCGAGCGAGGAGAGAACGAAATGCGAGATCTGGTGGCAGACCCGTCCACGGTAATTCACACGGTGGGTTACGAAAAATCTGACCTGCCGGGCTACCTCGATCGGCTGACCGAGGCCGGAATCGATGTTCTCGTTGACGTCCGAGAGCGGCCCCAGTCGCGAAAGCCTGGCTTCTCCAAGAAGAAGCTTCAGGAGGCCGTCGAGGCGGCAGGGATGAGATATCTGCACGTCCAACAGTTGGGAGACCCAAAGACTGGGCGGGATGCTGCGCGCTCGGGGAATCATGACCTCTTTCTGCGCATCTTTAATGCGCATATGGCTCTGCCGGAAACACTGGAAGCCGTCGAAAACCTGGCCGATCAGACATCAGGTTTGCGTATCTGTCTGACATGCTTCGAGCGGGATCACCGTTGTTGCCATCGGTCGATCGTTGCCGAGCATCTTTCTCGCCTTACAGGCGCCTCGGTTCATCACATCGAAGTGTAGAGCAACCTATGGCGGCGATCGACTTCGAGGATGAGGTAGAAGTCGTGATCTTGATCAAGGCTGCTCCGGAAATCGGTCGGAGACACGGCGAAACCGTCTGCGTGGCAGGTTTAGATCGGTACGGGCGCTGGCATCGCCTTTATCCAGTACCTTACAAGGATTTGCAGCAGTCGCAGCGGTTCAACCGCTGGGATCGGGTCCGGGTCAGGTGGCGCCGGCCCGGGGACGACAATCGCCCCGAGAGCAAGCGCATCGACCCTCAATCGCTTCGTGTCGTTGGTGCGGTTCCCCAGGCAGAGCGTGGCGCTTTCATCGAGAGAGCCATCGTTCGGTCGTTGGAAGTGGAATACTCTTCCGGTCGATCCCTCGCCCTGATTCGTCCGGAACGACCAGAGCTACGGATTAAGCGTCTAAGCGCTCATGAGCTGGCCAAGTCACAGCGTCGCCGCGATGAACTGCATGCTCAAGCCGACATGTTTGCCAATGCTGAAATCCCTAAGCAAGCACCTCCCTATAGCTTTCGATTTGTATTCGAACACGCGGGAAAACAGCGGGAATATCAGTGCCTAGACTGGGAAACCGAGTGGACATTCTTCAAGTGGCGGGAAAAATACGGCGAAGACGCGACGCTCAAGATGATGATCGAGACTTGGTCTAGCTTCCGCGACCGCGGCCTCGTCTTTGCCATGGGAACCCATCGCGTTTCGCATTGGAGGAACTGGCTGCTGTCTGGGCTGATCCGCATTGACCAGCCACAGCAAGGACAATTTGCGCTGTAGAGACTTCAGGACGGTGGTGCCAAGGAAAGATGTTCCTGTTATGTTCCTGGCATAACCGGAGCCACTCATGAACCCCACTCACCCGACCTCGCCTGTCGCCCCTTGGCTGGGCGGCAAGCGCAACCTCGCTCGCCGGATCTGCGCGATCCTCGATGCCACCCCCTGCACGACCTACGCCGAGCCCTTCGTAGGGATGGGCGGCATCTTCCTCCGCCGCAGCGCCCGCCCCCGGGCCGAGGTGATCAACGACCGCGGCCGGGACGTCGCCAACCTGTTCCGCATCCTCCAGCGGCACTATCCCCAGTTCCTTGAAACCCTGCGCTTTCAACTCACGACCCGGGCCGAGTTCGAGCGCCTGGTAGCGGTGGACCCCGACACGCTGACCGACCTCGAGCGCGCCGCACGGTTCCTCTACCTCCAGCGCACCGCCTTCGGCGGAAAGGTCAGCGGCCGGAATTTCGGGGTCGATCGGGCGCGCCCGGGCCGCTTCAACCTGACCACGCTCGAGCCGATGCTTGAGGATCTCCACAGCCGGCTGGCCGGCGTGGTGATCGAGTGCCTCGACTGGTCGGCCTTCATCCCGCGCTATGACAGCCCCGACACGATGTTCTATCTCGATCCGCCCTACTGGGGCTGCGAGGATGACTATGGCCGGCAGATGTTCGCGCGGGGCGATTTCCAACGTCTCGCCGATCTGCTGGCAGGCATCCGGGGCCGGTTCCTCCTCTCGCTGAACGACGTGCCCGAGGTGCGGGCGATCTTTTCCGCCTTCGTGGTCCAGGAGGTGCGGACGACCTACTCGATCAGCGGCACACGCAACGATGCGGCAGGATCACGAGCCGAATTGCTGATCAGCAGTTTCCGCTGACATGACCCGCCGCTCGACGCCCCAGGCAAAAACCGATGACCGTGCCTTCCCGGTGCGGTTGATCATTCGTGTGCCCCAGGGCGGGTTCGGTCACCTTCTGAACGATGCACATCGCTGGCTCGACACGGCAGCAGGGCGGCCGAACTACGCCTGGCACGGCGGTGGTGCAGCGACCGGCCGGCACGTCTGCGCCGTCTATTTTCGCTGCCCGTCCCTGGCTGCTGCCTTCCTGGATGCGATCCCCGGCCTCGAATTGGCAGACGGCACCTGCGAGCCATGGTACACCAGCCCGAACCGTCCGCCCGGGCACCACGACGAGGATGATCCTGTGTGCAACCTCTACAGCCAAACCCGCGCGGTCGATGCTATGCGCCAACTGTTCGGCGGACAGCCCTTCACAAACCTGGCGGGCAATCTCGAACCCGGCAGCGTCTACCCGGATCAGCTTGCCCCGATCATCCGGCATGGCACGGGCGGGCTAGAACTCGCCCGCGCCCGATGGGGTATGCCCACCCCACCGATGTTCCTGAAGACCGACCGGGATCCTGGCATCACGAACATTCGCAACACCGGGTCCCCGCACTGGCGGCGCTGGTTGGGTCCGGCACATCGCTGCCTGGTCCCCGTCACGTCTTTCGCCGAGCCGCTCGGCAAGGGTCGCGGCAACCAGTGGTTCGCCCCGGCCGACGGCGCGCCCATGTTCTTCGCCGGAATCGAGGTCCGAGGCTGGCAGTCGGTGCGGAAGGTGAAGGACGGCGCCACGACGGACGACCTGTTCGCCTTCCTGACCGCGGCCCCGAATGCCGAGGTCGGCGCAGTCCACCCCAAGGCGATGCCTGTGATCCTGCTCGATCCGGCGGACTGGGACACCTGGCTGACCATGCCGTTCGAGATCGCCGGGGCGCTTCAGCGTCCCCTTGCCGACGGCAGCTTGACCCTCGTCGACGGACCAGTCTGAGCAAAATCGCGTCCCACTTAGATCGAGCCGCCAGACGCCCCCTAGCGCCCTTATGCCACTGTTTTCGCCTCGCAATTCGCTAAGTGGGACGGCCGCGTCCTAAGTGGGCGCTCACCGTCCCACTTAGGACGCCCGAAAACTGCCCCTGAAGGCCCCTTCAGCGGCCACCTGTCCCCACCTTGAAGCCATATTTGAAGGGGTTTGAACGGGCTCTACCATGGCCGACGGGTTCGGTGTCAGCTGCAGGTCTCAACAGCTAAATTTGGTCGGTTTACGGCACCCACTGCAAACACCGGCCCGCAGGCATCACGCCAGCTTCCTACGCCCGATTTTCCTCGCAATTACTGGCTCTTCCGCATTCTTCCGGCATCACCCGGCCTCTTCCGGCTTCACTGCAAGAATGGTTGTCACCTAACAATGGGTGTCTGCAACTACGTGATCCGGCGATGTAGCGTGACAGCCGTTTTTGCAGTGTTTGACAGCCAAAGTTGCAGCAAACGAATTTTCAAACACAGCCCATTCATGGGCCGGTGAAACCCCGCTTCAACCTCTGCAAAATCGACTGTCAGCGCACAACGGCGCGTGAACACCCCGTTGATGGCACGGTAACTAGGCAATCAACTTGCCGTCAGCCCCGCCGCCCTAGCCGACGCCAGTATGTGTTGAGCGTGCTTCTGGTCCTGCATGCCCGCCGTCTCGATCACCCTAAGTATCTCGATACGCAGATCGCGGCGCCCCAGTTGGGCCGCGGCCTTCCAGGCGGCTTTAAGGGCTTGGGCGGACGGCATGCTGGCAATCAGCGCCGCTGTGGTGTCGGCCATCGCCGCCTTGTCCTTGGCGCGCGCGGCCTGGCGGAACGCCAGCAGACAGGCGTCGGGCGACCCGTCTTCGAACACCCGGATTTCAGGGGCGATGTCTCGCCCCGCGAATGCGTCGAACACCAGCGATTTCAGGCGCCCGGCATCCTGCAGTTTGCGGGCTGTCTTATGGCCAGTGATAGGGACATGCACGAATTGCGCATCGGGATAGGCCGGTCTGGCCCATCCATCAACAAAATCCGCATCCTCGGCATGCCAAGGGTCATAGGCGATGACAGGGGAAATCGATGACCTAGGCATATCGAATAATGAGGCGGTGTGCCGATAATCGAAAACTGCGCCGCGTATGGGATGCATACGGTTGTTCGGGCTCAGGGCAACAATGCGGGCGTCAACATGGCTGCCGAAATAGATTGCGCAGTATCCCCCCAAGCTTGCGCCATAGGTGACAATCTCCCGATTGCCAGCCACGGGCACGATAGCACGCATATACGCATCGGCCGAAAGTCCCTGAAAATAGGTCTTCGCCCCCTGCGCGACATAGACCACGTCGTACCCATTGCGGGTCAGAAAATCGACACCAAAGCCGGTTCGCGCAATCTTCGTACCCCGGGTATCCAAAGGTGACGGCCAGCTTTTCGGAGGGGACAGGCTGACGATGCAGCGTCATCAGATATTCTGGCCCCTGGCCGATCGTGACAACCTCAATCGCATCGCCCATGCGTGCCCCCATTACCATACACGGTCTGTATTGATAGGCGGTCGCTCACGGGTCAAGGTACGAATTTGCGATGCCACTCCCGTGCACCGGGCAATCCGCCACCATCCACTCCGGCCACAGCGCATTGTCTACGGGTTCGCCGTCGTTCGGATAGCATGTGCATCCCAGATGGCGTTGTTGCAGAAGTCCGCCCGCGGAGGATTCACGGCGGGAATCCAGTCGGTTAGGCTGGGGGCATGAGCAAGCCTTCTCCCGCCCGCTACCGCACGACGAACTGGTCCAGCTACAACGACGCCC